CACTGCAATAGTGTGCTGGGGTTCGCATGAAGATAGGGCGGGAAATCCCAACCGGCCGGGAGCTTTATGAAGAAATTTTGCGACTAAATGTGATATTTAAGCAGCGTAATATAGAAGCTAAATCAATCAAACTCACTCAATCACAATATGATTCAATCTATAACTTTGTATCCGGTATGGTGGTTTATCCTTCCGGCACGAAGGGGGTGCGTGAAATAGACGGACTATCAGTAGAAATAGTTGATGATTACTACGATAGCAGAGAGAAAAAACAGGTTGGCTCTTATCCGGCATGGAGAATCTAAAATGATTGCAAGCAAGCTTAAAAACTGTATTATAACGTACACTTATGAAGATTGACGGCGAGTTTAGAGCGGCGGATTTCAGAGCGGAAGGCATGCCAAGCGTGCGCTGTCCGAAATGGCAAGGCGAGTGGAAGTGTATCTCGCATTGTATGAGTTGCGACAGGCTGGAAGCAGGCCAGTGGAAGAAAGACGGAATGGTAAGCATTTGGTGTGAAATAAAGCAAAGGGGAAACGGTTCATGTGTGTAATGCAAATGAGGTATGAGATAACGCCAGTCCCTAAACCACGGCAGACGCGATCAGATAAGTGGAAGAAACGGCCATGTGTGCTGCGGTACCGTGCGTTTGCAGATGAGGTGAGGCTAAGCGGCCTAAAGGTTGATGACGATTCTAAGATCACGTTTGTACTGCCAATGCCGAAAAGCTGGAGTAAAAAAAGAAAGTCTGAAATGGAAGGCCAGCCGCACAGGCAGAAGCCCGACATAGATAATCTGGCAAAAAGCATTCTTGATGCATGCTTTGATGATGACGCGGTTATCTCAATGTTATTTTGCCGGAAAATATGGGGCGAGCGCGGCGCGATTGAGATAACCAATGTGCAGTAGGAAGAAGTATCTACCTGCGGTAGTCAGCCGGTTTCTAGTGGAGGTGGCGAATGCCAAAGTTAGCCAATGCGAACGGGACGAGATTACGGAATTAGCGATTGAAATGGTGAAGAAAGAATTTCCTTCCTTTTTCGGAAGGGGAAAATATGAATAACGGAGAAATTACATGGCATTAGTTGTGGTTACGATAGCAGACGATGAAAACGGAGTGCAGATAGGAGTGCAAATGGAGCCGGCGATAAACTCAGCTGATCCGGATGCAGTATTAACCGGGGCGCAAGTCGTTGCGTTGGATATGCTAAGGGCTGCGCAGGACGAGCATCCCATTAAGCAGGACGGCGGCATCATCCAACTGCTGCAGTAAAGTCATGCGTAAGTACAGACTGGTCGCAGTGAATGAGATGGGAGCCCGTATTGGCGAGAGTCATCACGGCAGCTCCTGGTCTGACGGCGAGGTTTATATGGTCCAGCGTCTATATGACGAAGGGATGGGGTACACGCTCATCAGTAGGACTATTGGAATGCCAAGGCGAACGGTTCGCGATGTATGTAATGGACGGAGGCGTTGCCAGTACGCTGATCATTGGGTGCGCGTTCCTATTGAAAAGGATGGTTGAATTCGATTATGTCTGACAAACGAAAGCTAACCTCGAGGCAGGAATTATTCTGCCGTGAGTACATTGTTGACCTGAATGCAACGCAGGCGGCTATAAGGGCGGGGTATAGCATTCGGACCGCGAGATTCATAGGAAGTGAAAACCTTACAAAGCCTAACATCGTGGCGCGGATAGTGGAATTACAGCAAGAACGCTTGCAAAGGACGGAAGTAACCGCTGATAACGTCCTGAAAACGATCAGCGATGTGATTGAAGACGCGACGAAAGATAATGGTAAGGGTGGAATGGCAGACAGGCCGGCGGCATTGAAAGGTTGTGAACTGCTTGGTAAGCATCTTGCCATGTGGACAGATAGAAAGGTTGTTGATTCAAACGTCAAGGTTTCAGGGATAACGGTGGTGGGAATTGACAACGAGGCGGCTTGAGATACCGAAGAAGCTAATCCCTATCTTCACAAAGAAGAAACGGTTTAAAGTTATCATCGGAGGGCGCGGGTCTGGTAAGTCGCAGACGGTGGCTGCACTGATTGCCGCAAAAGTACATCAAGAGAGAAATTTCAAAGTGGTGTGTTGTCGCGAAAATATGAACTCAATCTCTGACTCGGTGCATTCCAGCATCGTGTCAAGAATAGGCGCGATGGAGTTAGATGGCTTTACCGTGGTAAATAATGAGATAAGGCATGATCGAGGCGGCTCGGTCGTTTATCGTGGCTTATCGCGCAATCCTGAAAGCTTAAAATCGATGGACAACATCAAGCTTGCGTTTGTGGAGGAAGCTCAAACGATCAGCAGTAAGTCACTGGAGTTGCTGACCCCTTCGATTCGTGCAGTTGATAGTGAGATTATCTTCGTTGGCAATCCGTTAAATTCAAACGACCCATTCAGCCAGCGGTTCATTAAGCCGTTTGAGAAGGAACTGGCACTGAACGGTTATTATGAGGACGATCTGCATTTAATCATCAAAGTGAATTATGATGATAACCCATTTTTTCCTGAGTCTCTTGAGCAGGAGAGGCAGTTTGATGTCACCAATAAGCCTCCAGCTTTATACCGGCATATTTGGGAAGGGGATTTTTACGACGATGTGGAAGCTGCGATCATTAGTGTGGAATGGTTCAATGCAGCCGTGGAAGCTTTCAAGGTTATTAAACCCGAGGGTGTGACGGCTATTGGATTTGATCCAAGCGATGAAGGAGCAGACAGTAAGGGTCTGGTGTCTCGCCATGGTGTTTGCGTCATGGATGCACAGGAGATGACGACGGGAGACTTTGAAGCGGGTGTGGATTGGGCGATATCGTATGCGCTGCAGGAGAAGCCTGACGTGTTCATATATGACGAGGACGGCATGGGGTGTGGCGTGCGCGCCCCGGTAAATCGAAGACTTGGCGGCATGAGGGTTAAAATCGATGGATATAGAGGGAGCAATAGCCCAGCCAATCCGTTGGCAGGCTATTCACGGCCAGACTCGCTCGAAATAGCAGCGAAGCCAAACAAGGAGACATTCTTCAATCGCCGGGCGCAGGCGGCATGGTTGCTGCGAGATAGGTTTTACAATACGTACAGGCTTATGCATGGGGAGAAGGGCATATCTCACGATGACTGCATTGCTATCAATCCAGACATTGAAGGGCTTGATCTCCTGCGCTCGGAAGTGAGCCGTGTTCCATTGAAAAGTAATAGCGCCGGAAAGATACAATTAGCAACAAAACTTGAAATGAAGAAAATGGGCATATCCTCACCGAATATGTTTGATGCATTAGTGATGGCCATGGTTGCTGAACCCGCACCACTCTTTGATGAGTTTGCGATGCTATCCAAAAAGAAGAACAACATAAATTACGACCCATACAGCCTGTAACGGGTGCGCGTAAGCTGAAAATGCCCGCATACGATGCGTGGCATGTATTCTATCCGCGAAGCAACAGCCACAGAAATGCTTGAACATGCGACCGAATTGTTCGCAGAGCATTACGAAGAGATTGCACTGAATAAGCAGGTTATGCAGCTCAAGCCAGACGCTGAAAAGTATCTTGAAATTGAGGCGAAAGGCTCCCTGTTTATCTTGGCAGCGTACGCTGATAATGAGCTTGTCGGCTATTCGGTAAACTTCACAACTAATCACATGCATTATTCTGATTTGATCGTCGCATCGAATGACCTCTTATTTATCAGCAAGCAGCACCGGAAAGGAAAGGTGGGACTGAAACTCATAAGGGCGACTGAATCAAAAGCGAAGAGCGTCGGCGCGAAGTTAATGCTATGGCATGCAAAGCCTGACACAGCGCTAGTTGGTTTACTCCCTCGTCTCGGATATGGCGTGCAAGACATAATTTTCAGCACGGAGGTATAAGATGGGTGTGACGGCAGCAGTGACGGCACTAATAGGTACAGGGTATTCCATTTACTCCGGCGAAAAAGCAGGCCGCGCACAGAAGAGCGCACAGGTGCAGGCTTTACAGCAGTCGAAGAAGACGGCGCGAAAGGCTGATATTGCGAACAACATGGCTAATCGAAAGCAAGCCAACAGTAGCGCAGCACTTGATTCGGCTAAGCAAGCAGGGAAAGGCGGGCAATCTGGTACGCTGCTCACCGGCTCGAAGGGTGTTGACCCATCCTCGTTATCGCTCGGTAAGTCCACGTTGCTCGGCTAACCCATGGAAAGCGAAAAGAAGGTTCCACGCAGTAAGCTGCAAACCCGATGGAGCATGCTCAAGACTGAGCGTGCATCGTGGTGGGCTCATTGGAAAGAGATCAGCGACTATCTGCTACCACGATCCGGCAGGTTCTACCGCCAAGACAGAAACCGTGGCACTCGCAGGTTCAATAATATCTATGATTCAACAGGAACGCGTGCGCTGCGCGTATTAGCTGCTGGTATGATGTCCGGGATGACAAGCCCTGCACGTCCTTGGTTCCGGTTGGGCACTGCTGATGCGGACTTGATGGAAAATGACGAAGTGAAGCTATGGCTGAGTGATGTCACCAGCATCATGCATTCCGTGTTTCAGCGCTCCAATGTGTACCGGGCACTGCATACCATATACGAAGAACTGGGCGCATTTGGTACCGCTGCGTGCATTCTGCTGCCTGATTTCAATAATGTCGTGCACGCCTACACGCTTACCGCTGGTGAATATGCGATTGCAACGAACTGGAAGGGTGAAGTCACTACCCTGTATCGTGAGTTTCAGAAAACAGTCAGCGAAGTCGTCGCTGAGTTTGGCATTGAGAACGTATCGCTAGCCACCAAAAGCCTGTACGACAGCGGTAGTCTTGATGCACGAGTTGACGTGATCCATGCGATTGAACCCCGAGCAGACCGCGACCCAACAAAGAAAGATGATTTAAACATGCCATTTCGTTCGGTGTATTTCGAGCAAGGTGCGCCAGCAGGTAAGTATCTGCGTGAGTCCGGTTACAAGAGATTCCCAGGTATGGCTCCACGCTGGGCTACTTCTGGCGGTGATGTGTACGGCAATGCTCCCGGTATGGAAGCGCTTGGCGATATCAAGCAACTCCAGCATGAGCAGCTGCGAAAGGCGCAGTGCATAGATTTCCAAACCAATCCGCCACTACAAGTGCCAGCCAGCATGAAGGGGCGTGATGTGGATCGCCTACCGGGCGGCATAACGTATGTGGATCAGGTATCGCAAGGCTCTGCTGTCAGCACCGCATTTGACGTGAATCTACGGTTGGACTTTCTGCTGAGTGATATTCAGGACGTTCGACAACGCATTGACGGTGCGTTTTATGCTGACCTATTCCTGATGTTGGCGAACCAGACCAACTCAAACATGACAGCAACAGAAGTGGCGGAGCGGCATGAAGAGAAGTTGCTGATGCTGGGACCCGTGCTTGAGCGATTGCAAAATGAACTGCTTGACCCGCTCATTGAGATTGCCTTCGATCAGATCATGGAAGCCGGTCTAGCACCGCCAGCCCCCGAAGCATTACAGGGCCACGATATCCAAGTGGAGTTAGTGAGCATGCTCGCCCAGGCGCAGCGCGCTATTGGCACCAACAGTATTGACCGCTTCGTCGGCAATCTCGGCCAAATAGCGCAGTTCAAACCAGAAGCGTTGGATAAGTTTGATGCAGATCGCTGGGTCGATGTGTATTCAGAGTCACTCGGGCTCGACCCGGAAATCATCGTGTCTGATGAGAAGGTGGACGTTATCCGGCAGCAGCGCGCACAGGCGCAGGCCGCACAGCAGAAATCCGAACAGATACAGCAGGCTGCAGATACGGCACAGAAGCTCGCAGGTGCAAAAACCGGTGAACAGAATGCATTGACCGACGTGACCAGCGCATTCAGTGGGTACACATGAGGATTGAAAGTAAAGCAGGCACAACAGGAGTCGTGAGATGATGGCGAGTATGAAGGTGGCACACGATGCGCCGCAAGAGATCAAAGAAAATGAATATGGCTACGGCCTGCAAATCAATCTTAATGACGGCCAGACAGAAGCTCTCGGCATAAAAGAGCCAATCAAAGCTGGCGAGGTCGTGACGATCAAAGCGCTGGCGTTTGTGAAGCGTGCGGAACAGTCAGTTGAAGACGATGGTGATGACAAAGGTCCCGACGTGAGCCTGACGCTGCAAATCACTGATATGGAGTTGATCCACGATGATGGGCGCAGCCAAGCTCAGAAGATGTATTCCAAAAGCGGCATGGAGCCGTAACGGGTGCGCGTACCTAAAAAACCATCCCATAAGGTTGCTGTATCGTGAGCGGTGGAAGTTTCGACCCTCTCGATCTACGCGGTCAGGAGCGAGCCAAACTCGAAGAGGATGATAAGGCGGCACTGGCGCTACAGATTGAGATCGACGATCTGAAATGGCTCATGAGTAATAAGCGAGGACGTAGATTCGTTTTTCGCTTGTTGGAGCGTGCCGGAGTGTGGCGCATCTCCTTCAATACCAACGCGCTTACCATGGCATTTAATGAGGGTATGCGGAACGATGGATTGAGGCTGTTGGCGCAACTTAACGAACACTGTCAGACGCGTTACACCGATATGATCAAGGAGAGCAACGATCATGGATCAAAATGATACGCTGATTACGGAAGGCCAAGAAACCAACACAGCCGACCAGCAGACCGCTGACGAATCAACCGCTGAAACACAGGCGAGTGAAACCGAAGCAACCCAGCAAACTGACCAAGGGCAAGAAACAGACGACGGCAAGGAAGCCGAAGGCGACAAGGGTGACAAGGAAGATGATTCCGGCGATAAGCAGGAAGGAGAAGCCAAAGCACCTGATGAGTACGAGTTCAAAGCACCAGATGATGCGCAGTTGGATGACGCGGTTATCGATGCTTTCTCTGAAATCGCTAAAGATCTGGATATGCCCCAGGACGCTGCGCAAAAGATGATCGACAAGGTTGCCCCTGTAATGCAGGCGCGCCAAGCCGAACAGATCGCAGCCGTGCGAGAAGAGTGGGCAGAATCTTCAAAGGCCGACAAGGAAATCGGGGGTGATAAGCTCAACGAGAACCTTGCTACTGCGAAGAAGGCCATGGACACCTTCGGCACGCCGGAGCTCAAGGAGCTGCTGAACAAGTCCGGTTTAGGAAATCACCCTGAGATCATTAGGGCGTTTTACCGAGCAGGCAAAACGGTAAGTGAGGATACATTTGTGGGCGGTAAGCAGGAGTCATCCGGCAGTGAAAGCACCGCGCAACGTATGTATCCCGGTATGAACCCATAAAATAAAAGGAGATAAATCATGGCACTTCTATCAGCAGGTCAGCTAACACTGGCCGATTATTCAAAACGACTCAGCCCCGACGGTAAGATCGACCCTATCGCGGAACTGTTGAGTCAGCAAAACCACATTCTTGAAGACGTTGTCTGGAAAGAGGCCAACCAGGCCACTAGCCACGTCGTTACTGTACGCACCGGCTTACCCGCCGTTTACTGGCGCCAGTACAATCAGGGCGTTCCATCAAGCAAGTCAACCACAGCACAGGTCACTGAGCCGTGTGCAATGATGGAAGCGCGTTCACATATTGATGCTAAACTATTGCAGCTTAACGGTAATAGCGCGTCGTTCCGCTTATCGGAAGAGTCCCCATTCATTGAAGCGATGAATCAGGAAATGACCGGTAAAATATTTAACGGCAATGTTGGCACGGATATGAAAACCTTCTCCGGCCTAGCTACTCGTTACAGTTCAACCACGGCAGGCAATGGTCAAAACGTCATTCTTGGCGGTGGTGCTGGTGCAGATAACGCATCCATGTACCTGGTTGTATGGGGTGAGCAAACTGTATTCTGCCCATTCCCTAAAGGCTCGAAAGCAGGCTTGTCCAACCGTGATCTGGGTGAAGAGTCAGTCCCTGATGCAAACGGCAACTACTATCAGGCTGCACGTTCACTGTTCCAGTGGGATGGTGGCTTGGTTGTGAAGGATTGGCGCTATGTTGTTCGTATTGCCAATATCGATATCAGCGACTGGATTGGCGTGGTCAATACTCAAGCCCCAACTGCCGGCACTAACCTGATCAAGTTGATGATGCGTGCTATTGCTCGTATCCCGAATATCAACATGGGTCGCGCTGCGTTCTATTGTAATCGCTCCCTGCAAGAAGGCTTGATGATTCAGGCTCTGGATAAGTCATCTAACGCATTGAGCGTTCAGAAGGCACTTAGTCAGTTCGGTACTGAAATCAATCAGCTCACTTTCATGGGCTTACCTGTACGCGGTGTCGATCAACTTGGCATGGCAGAAACGCTAGTAGCGTAATAAAACGGAAAATAGGAGATAGCAAAATGATTACAGACGCACTCTTGCAGCTTTCCGCTGCACAGGCCGTTACCGCTACTGCGGTTTCAGCCAACACCATCGACCTCGGCGTAAATCGCGATATCGGAGCCGGTGAAGATATTTATGCCGTATTCGGTGTTGATGTCGCTGTTACTGCTGCCGGCCTCGCAACGGTTGCTTTCGAGGTCATCTCGTCTGCATCGGCAAATCTGGCGGCACCGACGGTGATTGCCTCATCTGGTGCAATCCCGAAAGCTGACCTGTTAGCAGGGCGAGCACCTATCACGGTATGCGTGAATCAGTCTGCATTGACATCATTGCCGATTGGTCAACGCTATCTGGGTGTCCGGTATGCTGTGACAACTGGCCCATTAACAGCAGGTTCATTCACTGCAAATATCACCGATTCAGAAGTGAGCGTGGGTAAAAATTATCCAAGCGGCTTCTCTGTCGCGTAACGGGGGTGATTTATGCCTAAGTATCGCACAGACGTGGATCGCTGGCTCTCGCATGAGAACCGGGTTGTGAAAGCAGGCGAAGAGTTCGAGACGACGTTCCCTAAAGGAATGAAGCTCGGCGACACCCTGCACTTGGTTAAATCTTCCACCAAGAAGGAAGACGAAAAGAAAGTACCGGCAGAATAGCCAGCAACGTAAAGCAATGATATGGGGGCCACGGTGCCCCCATATTTTATAGGAGGGTTAGATATGGCTACCGAAGAAGATATTTGCAACCTGGCGCTGTCGCATCTTGGCGATACAGCTACGGTGGCAAGCCTTAACCCACCAGAAGGCTCAGCACAGGCCGAACACTGTGCGCGGTATTTCCCGATTGCGCGCGACACATTACTTGAGATGCATACGTGGCGATTCTCCATGCGCCGCATAGCTCTGGCAAAATTGACCAGTAACTGGCCCGAATGGGACTTTGCCTATGCAAAACCATCAGCCGCGCTAAAGGTTTGGGCTGTGCTATCACCCAACGCAACCGATGATAACAGTGCGCCGGGGCGCTTACCGTCCGCTATTGCTCCGCAAGTCACATCAGGCTGGGGTATTTACACACCACAACCATTTTCAGTTGAAGTTGATACAGATGGCGCAGAGGTGATTTATACTGATCAAGACAACGCTGTACTGAGATATACCACGGTCGTTACCGATACCAGCCGCTTTTCACCATTGTTCGTGATGGCCTTGTCGTGGCATCTAGCTTCGATGCTGGCAGGTCCAGTAATTAAGGGAGATGCAGGAGCAGCAGAGGCCAAACGGTCCACCGGCATGATGCAGTCATATTTATCACAAGCCATGGAGTCCGATGCTAATCAGCAGCACCAGAGAGTGCAGCATAACGTAAACTGGATGACGGGCCGATAAGATGGCACGCATAAGGACATTAGAGCGCTCGTTCGGCGGGGGCGAGCTATCACCGGAAATGTTTGGCCGGATTGACGATAGCAAATATCAGAGCGGTCTTGCACTGTGCCGTAACTTTATCACCAAACCACAGGGTCCAGCAGAAACCCGGCCAGGCCTTGCTTTTGTGCGCGAGGTCAAAGATTCAACCAAGGCCGTGCGACTAATACCGTTCACTTATTCAACCACCCAGACCATGGTGATTGAGCTTGGAGTTGGTTATATCCGCTTTCACACGCAGGGATCAACGCTGCTCTCTGCCGGCGTTCCTTACGAGGTCGTGAGTCAATATGCCGAGGCCGACCTGTTCGATATTCATTACGTGCAGTCGGCAGACGTGTTGACGCTAACGCATCCAAACTACCCACCAGCAGAGTTAAGGAGGCTTGGCGCGACAAACTGGACTCTTACCAATATTGACTTTGCGCCAACCATCCTGCCACCGGCCGGAGTTACAGCAACATCAAGTGGTGCGGGTGTTGAGTACGACTATAGTTATGTTGTGACCGCCTTAATCCCTGATGGGATCACAGAATCAGCAGCTAGCGCAGCAGGAACATGTACCAACAACTTATTCGTCACCGGTGCAAAAAACACGCTCGCCTGGACGGCTGTTGCTGGTGTACTGAAATATAAAATCTATAAGAATCAGGGCGGTCTGTACGGCTATGTTGGGGAATCGCTGATAGCTTCATTCGTCGATGATAATATTGCTCCCGATCTCTCTGTGGTTCCTCCAATTTATGATACCGTGTTTGCTGCCCCCGGCGATTACCCGGGTGCTGTATCGTACTTTGAACAGCGTCGCAGTTTCGCGGGCACAACAAACAAACCGCAAAATATTTGGATGACTCGCAGCGGAACGGAATCGGTAATGAACTATTCGCTACCTGTTCGCAGTGATGACCGCATTGCCTTTCGTGTGGCTGCGCGCGAAGCGAACACGATCCGGCATATTGTCCCGCTCACGCAACTATTATTGCTGACTAGCTCGGCAGAATGGCGCGTTACGTCAATCAATTCCGATGCAATCACACCGACCACAATTAGTGTGCGGCCACAATCGTATGTTGGGGCATCCAACGTGCAGCCGGTGATTATCAATAACTCACTGATATATGGTGCGGCACGAGGCGGACATGTGCGCGAGCTTGGCTACAACTGGCAGGCCAACGGTTTTGTGACGGGCGACCTGTCGCTTCGTGCAACACACTTGTTTGATAATCTGGACATTGTCGATATGGCGTACAGTAAAGCGCCCCAGCCGCTGGTCTGGTTTGTTTCCACGTCCGGCAAATTGCTTGGCCTAACCTACGTTCCCGAGCAGCAGATTGGTGCATGGCATCAGCATGATACGCTAGGCATGTTTGAAAGCTGCTGTGTGGTTGCTGAGGGGAACGAGGACGTGCTTTATGTGGTGGTGAAACGAACCATCAATGGCGCTCAGGTGCGCTATGTTGAACGCATGGCAACGAGACTATTCAACACACAAGCTGATGCGTTCTTTGTTGACTCCGGCCTGACGTATCAGGGCGCAGCAACCACCACCATAAGCGGCCTGACCCACCTCGAAGGTGAAACGGTGAGCATTCTTGCAGACGGGGCGGTGCATCCTCAGCGGGTGGTATTGAATGGCGCAATCGCACTGGATAACGCTGCGTCCATAGTGCATATCGGTCTGCCTATTATTGCAGACTTGCACACGCTACCGGTAGCAGCACAGACCGATGGAAGCTTTGGGCAAGGGCGGTATAAGAACGTCAATAAGGCATGGCTCAGGGTGTATCGCTCCAGTGGAATCTTTGTTGGGCCTGATGTAAATAACCTGGTGGAAGCAAAACAACGCACAACCGAGCCGTTTGGTTCGCCTCCGGTGTTAAAGACGGAAGAGATTGATTTAATGCTTACCCCAAGCTGGGGGGATGGCGGCCAAGTCTATATCCGGCAAATTGATCCACTACCGCTTACCGTGGTCAACCTGACCCTTGAGATTGCACTCGGAGGGTAGTGGGTGCGCGTAAATAAAAGCAACAGGCTTACATTCGCAAGCATAGGAGTATTGTAATGGGATTCGGTACAAGCATGGCATTGCAAGCAGGCGGCGCGGCCACATCGGCAGTCGGTAGTTTTTATGGCGCAAAGAGTCAGAAATCAAGCCTTAACTTTCAGGCGCAGCTTGCAGATATTAACGCTCGCATGGCTGAACAGACTGCACAATCGGAACAATTAAAGGGGCAAAAGCAGGTTGCTGCCCAGACATTGCAAGCTGGCCAACTCAAGAGCAAGCAGCGGGCAACGATGGCCGCTAACGGCATTGACTTGGGTGTAGGCAGTGCTGCAGAAGTACAGGCATCCACTGACATCCTGAAAGAAATCGATAAGAACACCATCGAGGCCAACTCGGTACGCAGCGCATGGGGCTATCGCACGAAGGGCACGAGCTTCAAGAATGATGCCCTGATCAAGCGAGCCTCTGCATCATCCATTGATCCGTTCGGCAGTGCTACGACTTCCTTGCTTGGGGGCGCGTCGAGCATTTCAAAATCATATTATGATTACTCCAAATCAAAAAAAGGTAAGAAAACGTAATGCCAACAGTACCCGTTTATAACGGCATTCAAGTCACGCCAAGCACTAAGCCACTAACTCAGGTGAGTGCGCCACAGTTCCAGGACTTCGCATCTGCTAACGCACAGCGGCAGGGGCGGGCTATGCAGCAACTTGGTGGCGAACTGGGCAGGCAAGCCACTGAAATGCAACTGGACGCGAATCATTCCATCGTCACCGAGGCAATGAATGCATCAGTGCAACATGAACAGGAGCTTGAACTGGGCGACAACGGCTACTCCAAGCTTCGAGGCCGTGACGCGCTCGATAGACCTCAAGGGCAAGCCTTGTGGGATGAGTACGGGACCCAATTGGACAAGGCGAATGGAGACATCGCCAAGAGCATGCTGAAAAACGGGGCGCAGAAACAAGCTTTTGAAGAAGCCACGGCCCAGCGTCGCGTTACATTCACCTCACGCATCATGCGGCACGCCTCCACTGAACAGAAACAGTACAACCTGAGCGTGCAGCAGGGCACGATTGATGTGGCAAACAACCGACTTGCCTTGTCCGGTGGCGATCCGGAAGTGGTAGATGACAGTGTGAATGCAATCAGAGGCGCAGTCCTGGAACTCGGTCGGTTGCAAGGTAAAGCCCGCGAAGAGATTGCTGCTGATATGGTCGATGCGCTCTCTCCCGGTCATGCTGCAGTCATTAGCAGTGCGGTGGATTCAGGGCGAACTAATTTTGCCGAGCAGTACCTGAGCACGCACAGCGAAGAGCTGACATCAGCGGCGCGCATTCAGATGGTAAAATTAGTCAAAACCGGCGAACTGATCGGTAAGGCACAAGATCATGCTGATTCAATCATGGCCAGCGGTGTCACTGATGCGGAAAAGATAGCAGCAGCCCGGAAGATTACCGACCCAAAGCTTCGTGATGCAGCGGTGACGCGGGTAAAGGCAAGGATTAACGAAACCCATGCGCTGGATAGTCAGTTAAAAGCAGATCGCTATGACCAAGCAGCACAGCTTGCAGATCAAGGGCATGAAGTGCCTGCATCATTGCGAATCGGTCTGTCTCCATCCCAGATGAACACGCTGGATAAGCTTTATGCTAAGAGGGTTGCCGGTGAGCCAATCCAGACGGACGAAGTGACTTACGGCGAGTTCTCCCTTATGCCCACTGATCAACTGGCGAAGATAACCCCGCAACAATACCATGAGAGGTACCGGGCGGCGTTCGACGATTCTCATTATGAGGGTGGCTTGAGCCTGATTCGTGCGGCACGCGCAACTGTAGCGAAAGAAGGTCAACGAGATACGCACCGGTCTATTCTCAGTTTCGATGCGGCGTTTAAGACGGTGGCGGCAGAGGCTGGTGTAATCGGGACGGGTGGCATTAAAAAAATGAGCGGCGATGACTTCAAGTCTTGGGGTCGTATGCGCCAAGAGGCCTCCCGACGCGTGAACGAACTAGAAAGCAGCACGGGAAAGAAAGTCACCAGCGAAGAAATGCTTAAAATAAGCAGACAGGTGCTGGCTGACAAGGTCTATTTGGATCAGTTCGGGACTGACCCTCAGGTTCCAATATCCGGCGTTGCTGCCGATGAATTGAGCGATGCTTATGTGGTGGTTGACGGTAAGGAAGTGCGCTTATCCAGTGTTCCATTTAACGACCGCGCACAGATAACGGAAGCGTTCCGCAGGCAGCAAGGTCGCGAGCCAACTCAGTTGGAGATAGCGACCGCATGGCGACGACATAAAGGTGGTGAATAATGGACGGCAATCCATATCTGGAATTAGTTCCCAAGCAAGATACCAACGACACTCCAGTAAACCCGTATGATGAGATAGTTGCATCAGATATGGACCGGCAGGCTGCTGCAATCCGGCAGTCTGTGTCAGTGGGCATGGAAACTAAGCCGGAAGATCAGGCGCGACGGATGAAATTGGCTAAAACCACCGGCCTACCGGTGGCGGCAGTTGCTGTGAGCCAGTCTGCAATCGAGAAGAAGACCAAGCTGGATTCCATTGATTATGTGAAAATGGTGAAAGACAATCCGAACTTGGCGCGGTGGCTAAAGAACCCGGACAATGCCGCACTTTCACACGCTGATCATAAAAATCTTTCTGTGCTGGAGAAGTCCTTAACATTTCTAAAGCCAGCAGTGCAAACGGCTCGCGCAATACCCGCAGGGTTACAGAAGTTCAGCACCAACGTCACTTATGGCGCAGGCAGGCTGGGATCAGCTCTTGCCAGTGATTTTATCGGCAAACCGCTTGCAAGAATCTTGCCCGGTCAACCGACCGACCCATTCGCCACCATGCGTGATGCGTTCACCGAGCTACAAAAGCAAGGGCTTGATTTAGGTGATGCGATTGCGGGAGAACAAGCCGATAGTTTTACTGGCCGCGCGATTGTTGCCGGAGGCGAGTCTTTAGGCCAAATGCTGCCAGGGCTGCTTGCTACGGTGATCACGAAGAATCCGCAATACGCCTTGCTGGCAGGGGCAGCGGGGGCAGGACTACAGGCTTCATCCACCGGTCTAGATAAAGGTTTAAGCGCGGCTCAGTCGTTGGCCTATGGTGCAGAAGATGCGACAGCAGAGTATGTCACTGAGCTCATACCGATGGGTAAACTGGTGAAGGATTTAAAAGCAGGGGCCCCGTTTTGGTCGCTGCTCGGCAATCAGATTGTGCGGGAAGTGCCTGCCGAACTGGTGGCGACACCGTGGCAAAATTTCAACCAATGGGCAAATCTAAATGCAGATAAACCGTTTAGCGACTACCTAAAACAACTTCCAGAGGATGAGGCTGCAACACTCATTTCGACCATTACCACAACAGTCCTGACGGCAGGGTTCGCCCATGGTGTGCAGAAGGCTGTTCGGCACGTTGAGAAACAGGCTAAGCGCAAATTGATTGATACCATGGTTGAGAGCACTAAAGCGGTCGATGGTAAACAGCGCATGGACGCTGCAGCTAAAGCAGTATCTGATGCTGATTTAACGACAATCAGCCCCGAAGATATGCGCCGCTACATCAAGCACGTTGCGCCAGACGAGGCGGTATCACTATCGGCTGATGATGCGGCTACATTCTTTCAGTCCAATCCTGATGCCGCCACCGCATTGCAGGAGAATGCGCCGGAAGTGTATGCGCAATTAGCGGTTTCAGAAGCGACCGGCTCCGATGTGAAGATTCCCATGGAGGACTATTTAACCTCGCTTGGCGATTGGACGTCATTTCTTAATGATCACATCAAAGTGGGCGATGGCACCATGAGCTTTGCTGAATACGAATCATCAGCGGACAACTTGATTGCTGACATTAGCGCGGAAGCAGAGCGAGCCATCAACGATGCAGGGAGTGAGTTCAACGCTTCTTCTCAAAAGGTGCGTGCATCCTTCTCTCAATCGCTCACCGACACTAAACGATTCACGCCTGACGTGGTGGAAAAATACAGCGAATTGATGAGTAGCATAACGGCAAGTCTTGCGTCACGCAGCGGCATGACTCCCGAAGAGTTTGCGGATAAGTACCAGTTGCTTGCTCAAACTCCAGACCGACAGGTGCAGCAAGCCCAGCAGCGCGCCGATGAAATAGACCACGCCATTTATGCAATCCGGTCTGGCAATGCTCCCTCCGATAGCCAAGTTCGCGGGCAGTCACTGCTTGATTTCCTGAAAGAAGCCGGTGGTTTAAAAGACTCCGGCGGTGAACTGAAGGCGCGCGACGCAAACGCTGGCCGCAAGCCATTCAAGAAGAACCTAGTTCATGATAAGGGGAATAGCCTAGATAAGGCCGCAGAACTGGCACAGGAAGCCGGATTTATACCCGAGCGCGACATTAACAAGTTACTTGATGGCATAGACAGCGAACTGGCTGGCGAACCCGTATACGCCGATGCTAATTTCAATCAGGATATGGAAGATCAATCGCGCACTATTGGTGATGTTCAGCAGCGCTTGCATGATCTTGGTATTGATGACATCAGCGGAATGAGCAATGCAGACGTACGCGACGCGCTTGGTGCTGATTATAATCAGAAAGGCAAACCAGTAGCCGTATTGACCGGTGACGAGGTTCTGTCATTAGATGGGGATGTTACAAAAGCCGTCACCAAGTACTTCAACGCCGAATTAAGAGGGCGTGATGATGTTTCATTTACAGATGCAGACGGTGAAATTCATAAGGTCATATTTAAGACAAAGGGCTTGAAAAAATATCGCCATGGTGTCCCGCATGATCAGGGAAAAGCTCAGCTTCTACCCTCTGTTCCTGACATTATTAAGAAGGGTAAATATCTTGGTCGAGATGCGGTTGAACAAGAGAGGAAGGATAAGACAGTTGCATTTCATTTCTTTGATGCTGATGTGGAGATTGCCGGTGAGCTAATGACAGTAACGGTTTCAGTTGGTGAGGATCAAACAGGGAAATACTTTTACAACTTACGGCATGATGATGATCCCGTACTGCAAAAGAAGAAAGGTCACCTGGTGAAACCGGATGTAAGTGATCCAGAAGCAGGTGACCTTAACGCAAGTATAGTCCAGTCGTCGAAAAATGACAATAAAGGTGAGTTTTTCCAGTCAAGTGAAGAGAAAAACCTATATGTAGTCCATAATCTTTCTAGCGAAAATTTAGCACACGCTGAAAAGATGGGCGGAATCGCAGTCCCTTCTCTAGCAGTAAATAAAGTCGGCACGGGTGCGCTAACAGGATTTGGTGAAATTACCCTGATTGCCGGTAGCGATTTGATTGACTCCAAGTCTGCAAAAACATTCAACGCTGATGTTTATTCACCGCGCTATCCAAGCACCGAGAGGGTGGTTAGTCACGCTGGATATCGTGATGTATTTGCAGGTGTTAATGCAATAGCAGATAAGTACGGATTAAGCCATGCAGATAAAGACTTGATTCAGCGTAATGAGATAGACTCGTTCAAGAGGTCGGAATCTATCAAGGCTGCTTATCTTGACTCGCTAGGTAAATCACCACGGGTTAAAATGACGACAGATACTATCCCACCGCGCATGCGTAAATTCGCTGGTAAAGATAGCTATGAACTATATCGCTCCAATGCCTTCGCCGAGGCAGTAGAGGGAGAGAACAACGATAAAAGACAGAAGTTTGTCGAGCATGGCCGCATGACGCAGGAAGACGCAGACGCTGCCTTTGGTGAAAAGCCAAGCGATAACATGCTTTATTCCCGCTCACGGTCAGTCGCCAACATGAGAAAAGGAAAATATCCATCGTCGTCTGACAACAGGGTATCTATAGGCAAGCGATTCGACTCATTAAGCAAAAAGCAAAAAACTGAATATAACCAATGGGTAGATGATAAGGTGGAGTCAGTCACCGATAAAGAGCAGATATTTGATGGTCATACGAATAGTGGTGCTCGCAAGCTTCTGCCACACAACCTTGATACCGTAGTTCGCATTATGAAGCGCAATTTGCGTGATGGTGAAGGATTTAATTACGGCTTAGGTTCAATTCGCTCAACCGTAGCAAATCAATTCAGAAGCATTGCAGCAATTAAGAAAGCACGCAATGACATTATTAGCGCGGAAGATATGGATGCCGTAAAGACTGAAATTGAGACCGAATATGAGGATTTAAAGGCGAAGCTTGAGCCATACGACACCGTTTATTCTGGTGATATATTTGATGATTCACTTAAAGAACTGGCAACCAACGGCGCAAGCTCATTTAAAGATTATTATCCTAATCTGCCGGATGATGTGCGTCATAGTGTATCAAGCTTTCTTGGTAAGCTGCGAAACCTGCCGACGGAGTATTTTGAAACGAAAATGCAACGAGCAGTTGGGCTGAATGAATTTACTGGCGCAGTTGTTCCGTCTGATGCAAGCAAGGAAACGATAGCAACCCTAAAGAGTAACGGGCTGAGCATTGTAAAATATAAACCGAATGACAAGGCTGCCCGCGAGAATGCACTTGAGCGATTGAGTAAGCGTCATGGCCTTCTGTTTCAGGGCTCTGGTGGGGTTCGAGGTTCTATCCAGTTCCCATCCACCGACTTAACCGACGGCGCAAGCCTGCTGACCATCATGGAAACCGCTGATCTTTCCACTGTCCTGCATGAAATGGGTCACTTTTATTTTGAAACGCTAAACCATATCGCGACACAGCCAGGTGCCCCCCAGCAGATTATTGACGATGTGAACACCCTTATCAATCATGCCGGCATCGAGTCCATGGAAGCATGGAACAGCATGAGTATCGATGAGCGTAGAGCCGCCCATGAGCAGGTCGCGGAAGAGTTTGAACATTATATCCTTGAGGGTAGAGCCCCGGCAACTGGCCTGCGTAAACTATTCCGCACGCTTAAATCTTGGATGGTGTCCGTTTACCGCAACAGTCTGCCGCGCCTATCCAATCTCAATGATGATGTTCGCAGCGTGTTTGATCGACTGGTGGCAAGTGAAGATGAGATTGCGGCAGCAAGGAATGAATTGTCTGCTGATGCGTTACTTACCACGGCAGAAGATGCCGGAATGAATGACGCTGACTACGCTCAGTATCTTAATGACATCAAGGAAACGGCCCAATTGGCGGATGAGCTCCTATCCAAGCGTAGTGTAGCCGATATGAAATGGCTCGATGGTGCATTGGGTAAAGAATTACGCGCCATCCAAGCTGACGCAGCAGAGAAACGAAAAATCATGAAGGCCGAAGTGACTGACGATATCTATTCGCGTCCGGTCTATGCCGCATGGCGCTATCTGACGCACGGGATCGCACCCGAAGGCGCACTGATCGAAGGTAAAACACGATTAAGCACCGTTGCGCTGCGGGATATGTACGGCAAGGACGATAACGCTTTATGGCGGTCGCTGCCTATCCGGAGCGGGAAATATTCAATGGTAAGCAAGGATGGTATTCATCCCGATGAGTTGGCGGCTGTGTTCGGCTTTGATTCGGGCGATGCTTTGGTGCGTGCGCTTACCGAAGCAGACAAGCCATCTGATGTTATCAAGTCAGAAACCAACCGGCGCATGCTTGAGCGTTACGGCGATCTTGTTGATGAATCTGCCCAGCGTGAAGCGGCCATGGAATCTCTGCATAATGCGAACAGTGAAAAGGTTATCCGGGTAGAATACGCGGCGCTGAATAAGATTGCCGGCCAGCGTGGCAACATAACTCGCAATGCGTTGCGTGATTATGCCGAAGCAGCCATCGGCGCTATGGAAGTGATGGCCGTCCGTCCCAATGATCACCTACGAGCGGAGCGCAAGGCCGCGAGAGCAGCGCAAGCGGCATTCGGAAAAGCAGATATACAAGAGGCGGCCAAACAGAAGCGCATCCAGATGATCCAGCAAGCCTTGTATTCGCAAGCGGTAAAAGCCAATAACAATGCAGAAAAAGCACTGAATTACTTAAATAAATTTAATTCGCCCGGTGTGCGCAAGAATATCGACCGAGATTATCTGGACCAGATTGATGCGATACTGGAAGTGTACGACCTGCGCAAGTCAGTCAGCAACAAAGCCATCCAGAAGCGGCAGGCGCTGGTAGCATGGATCGAGCAGCAGAAAGAGAATGGAATGGAGCCCACCTTTGATGCGGCCATCATTGCCAGAAAGCAGCATTACAAGACCCTGAGCGTGGATGACTTCCTCGGTGTGCGTGATGCAGTCAAGCAGATTGACCATTTTGGCAGGATGAAGCACAAATTACTGACAGCCAAAGATAAGCGTGAGTTTGATGCTATTGTCGATGACGCTTCGAAGCTTATCACGGAGAACGGCAAAGAAAGGTCCGTCCAGCTCGAAGGTCGCGGCACGTTCAAGAAGTTCCAAGAAAATTTCAGAGCAGGGCACCGCAAGCTGAACAGTTTATTCCGTCAGTTCGATGGAGGTAAAGACGGCGGCCTTATCTGGGAATTACTGGGCAGGACCATGAACGCAGCCTCAGATAAAGAAACCGGCATGATCATGGATGCAACACAGCGACTCACTGAAATCTACAAGCCCATTATGGGCCTGAGGGGCGGCTTAAATGGGGATAAACAATATATCCCCGGCATCCAGTCGAGCTTAACCCGCGCCGGTCGCTTATCTGTCGCTCTAAATTGGGGCAATGAAACAAACCGAAAGCGCGTCATGGATGGCGATAATTGGAATGCAGAGCAGGTGAATGTTATCTTGAAAACATTGTCTCCGGTTGAGGCTAAGTTTGTAAATGATGCATGGTCGTTGATTGATGAGTTTTGGCCGGAAGTGGCTGCGAAAGAAAAGCGGATCACCGGCATTGAACCTGAGAAAGTCATGGCGGAATCATTTGAAATGGAATTATCTGATGGCTCAATTGTCACCATGCGCGGCGGCTACTACCCAATCAAGTACGATACAGACCGCGATCAGAAGTCAGCACAGCATGAAGAAGAGGGTAAAGCTAAGGATATGCTTCGAGGGGCGGCAACACGCGCCACCACACGCAGAGGACACACCAAACAACGTGCTGAGTTTGTTGGCCGTCCAGTTAAGAAATCACTCGATGTGATTACCCAGCATATTAGCGAGGTCGTGCATGACTTATCATGGCATGAGTGGTTGATTGATGCTAATCGCATTATAGGGTCACATCGCATTGATCAGGCCATCAGGAACTACTATGGGCCCAGTATTGTAAGCACCATCAAGGCGGATATTTTGGCTATTGCTGGTGGAGATTTAGCGACACAGGACGCGGTTGATACAGCGCTGCTCTATCTCCGGTCAAACATTTCACGATCAACCATGGGGCTATCTGCAACTACCGGTCTACTGCAACCGTTTGGGCTGTTTCAGTCCATCGTTCGTATCGGTCCGAAGCATGTATTTCGTGGCATGGCACGATGGGCGGGTGATGCTAGTAAGTTTGAAAATAGCATGAAGTGGATTAGTGAAAAGTCAGTATTTATGAAGCATCGGCGTTTAACTTTTAATAAAGAGCTGCGTGAAATCAATGGGCGGGTAAGCAAAGGTCACTCGAAGGCTCGTCAAATTTATGACGCTAGCCTGTTTATGCTCATGCAAAAGATGCAGCTAGTGGCAGATGTCCCGACATGGATCGGCGCATACGAGAAAGCAATCGATGAGGGCAATGATGATGCTCGCTCGGTAGCTCTTGCAGACCAATCCGTGTTGGATTCACAAGGCGGCGGCGAAACCAAAGACCTGTCGCAGTTCCAAACTAATCACCCTATGTTGATGATGTTCGCAAGCTATTTTAACACAACATATAACTTGATGAGCGAATCCACCGCCAAGACCAACTTTAAAGATCCGCTGGCAGTGGCCGGTTGGATTTCAGACATGGCAATGCTCGCAGTCATTCCCGCCCTAGCTCCGGCGATTATTTTGGAACTGTTGAAAGGCGGTGGATCAGATGATCCGGAAGATTGGGCTAAAAAATTGGTGCAGTGGGAAGCTGGCTATCTGATGGGGCTGATGATTGGCATACGCGAGATGAGCGGCGCAGTTCAGGGGTTCTCTTACTCGGGACCGCCTGCTGGTCGGCTGGTGTCGGACGCGGCGCGACTAAGCACGCAAGTCACGCAAGGCGATGCGGATCGAGCAGCAATCGAAGCTACTGTGAAAATACTTGGTTCAGCGATGGGAATACCATCGGTGCAGGCGCTACGCAGTTACAAAGGGTGGGAGGCATGGGCTGATGGAGACGCGCCAGTGACTTCAATCCTTGTTGGCCCCCCGCCTAGAGATTAGCGGGTGCGCGTAAGCGGGGTATTTACTGGCTGAATTAGCGCAAAATGCACAGGAGCGCTCACTATGTCTGTAACCAGCAATATTCGCAAAGCAGGGCCGTATACCGGCAATGGCATAACAACGGCATATCCTTTCACATTCAAAGTATTCAATGCCAGTGAAGTGTTTGTTGTGCAGGCTGATACATCTGGAAACGAGACAGCGCTGGCATTAACTGCCGATTACACTGTAACACTGAATGCAAACCAGGACGCTAACCCGGGTGGCACGGTCAATATGCTGCTCGCGCCTGCTGTCGGCATAACGATCACACTGACCAGTTCTGTCGATGCAACGCAATCACTGACTCTCACAAATCAGGGTGGTTTTTACCCGTCTGTGGTTAACGATGCGCTTGATCGACTGACGATCATTGCGCAGCAAATCCGACGCGATGCTGATCGAGCGGTGAAGGTCCCACTGTCGTCATCACAGACGGGTGACGCGTTTTATCAGGCCTTGCTAAATGCATCGGATAGCGCTGCTGCAAGCGATGCCTCAGCGCTAAACAGCCTCAATGAGTTTAAAGGGCGCAGCTACGGGCCGCTCCCAGCCGATCCCGTCCTTGACCCACTAGGAAATGCAATGGTATCGGGTGACGAATACTTCAACACAACATCTAACCGCAAGCGTGTGTACGATGGTCTAGCATGGAATAATTATGAAGACGCTGCCGTTTCAGCCGCTGCCGCTGCCCTGGCTGACCGCTTGCTGGCTGATGCCGATGCCGTACAAACCGGACTTGATGTAGTTGCGACCGCAGCGGCAGCGGCAGACGCACAAGCGTCGGCAGGGGTTTTCGTTACTGCCGCAAGTTCCGGCGTTGTTGGATTCGCAACACTGGCGTTGTTGCAGGCCGATCTGGCGCCTGCTGATCGCACTATCGCATATGTGACAAACGACGGTGTGAATAACGGCATTTATCGCAAGGTTGGTGCAACTGGCGCTGGAAGCTGGACAGCTGGTTCATCAGCTGTCACCGAGGGCAACTGTCTTGGCATCGCCGCACCCGCTACAAATCCACCTGTTCAATCACCTACCCAGCGTGATTTTTATTTCACTTCATCTGAGGGTACGTACACTAACTTTTCGGGGCTTGTTGTTGGTAAAGAGATAGCAGCGCTGCGTTGGACTGGCACAGCCTGGGTGAAAGATACGCTCTACGATTTATCAGTACCGGATGCCATTCGTATCGGCTCTGTTGTATCCGGTGCTATTTACCCAGTTACACCAACGGGGGCAAACAATCGTGCACTCACGGTCGCCCCTGGAACAGTTGTTTCCGCCGTAGATGGTGAGCTTGTTAATGTTACAGCAGGTCAAACCGTCGAATGGTCTTCCGTAAACGCCGCTTCCAAAGGTTATGTGTACGTCACATCTGCGGGTATGATATCAGTTGATGCAGTCACCCCTATGCTCTCTGGCGGTGTTCGCATCGCAACACATGGGACTCAATATGCCGCATCTGTCCCCCTCCTCCCCTCCAATCACTTCATCGGAGGCACTGCTGGTGCTTTTTCAGCCACACCAATACCTTTTGAAACGCTTAATATTAAATCGTTTGGCGTGGTAGGCGATGGCGTTGCAGATGATTCATGGGTGTTGCCAATCCTGGCTATTTTGTCCAGATTCTATTTTAGCAGCCAGTGGCAATCGTATAAATACTATAAAAAATCTATCCCACCGTTCACAGTATATTTTCCGGCAGGCACATACCTGATCGATGGACTGGGAGGGAACCATGATTGGAAATTCATCGGTGATGGAAAAACAACAACACTGATCAAAAGCTTTTCACAGGCTGCATTTGCATGGGCAAAATCGGCGCCGGCCTTCCTCGAAGATATTGGCTTTGAAGATGTACCTGGTATCAGCAATACGACAACGGTTATTGATTGGAAAAATGTTAAGTTCACATGGACCGCCGCAGCAACAGGCGGTGCCACGTATTGTGCATATGGCGGAATTGGCCGAGGTCGAATCATCGATGTTGATTTCGATTATCAGGGGGTGTGTTACGCTGGGTTATGGTTGTATAACTTTGATGAAATCGAGATAAAGGGCTGCACATTCGCCACCAGCGGCACCGGCCACGCGCGGCATTGTTTACGTCTAGCTTCACCATTAACCACGCACTCAAAAGCGTCTGTCACCGATTGCACATTTAACAACGGCACGACCGGTATCTTTCTTGGCTCTGATCGCGTGATGCCCTTTAGAAATATACGCGTTGAGAGAAATGTTTTAAACAATCAGGATGAGGAAAGCATTGCATTTGATGGTTTTGGTAACAGAACCACGCTTTGTCCGGTGATATGCAATGGCACGATTACAATACCTACAAATGATGTTACAGGCAAACTGGTCATCAATGCAGCGATGATATACACGACAGACGGAATCAATGCCTCACCCAGCCCTGTATCACTACGCACCGACTGGAAAAACTTCTATTTTTCACTGGACGAGGGGTCGGGTCGAGAAGGGGTGGTGGTGCCGATTGTCGCTTTTGACGCTGTAGCGGACACTTTCACCTTAGACTGTTACACCCCCGCGGCATCTATCACCGTGGGTGGGCGTTGTGGAGTGCAATCAGGATTTTTTAACTGCATTGTCCGCGATAATGTCATTACAGGTTCGGTCGGTGCATCGAACACTTACGCAGCAGCGATGTCGATTTATCTGAATGTGTTTAATTTTACAATTACCGGCAACACAGTTGTCGGGTGCGCAGTAGGATTGAATCTACACGGCGGTCTTATGCTGAATCATTATAGAACCCATGCTTATAATAATATCGTTAGCGGCAACCGCTTTTTGAACTGCAATCAGGTTGCAGGTGCAACAACGAAGGCCGCTATTAGCTTTCGTAGCATGTACGACATCAGCGTAGAGCATTATGGCAATCACTTCGTGAACAATACCGTGCAAGGCGGCGAGCTGATGCGCATGCACATGCAAAAGAATTTTGTTTTTGAAGGCAATGCCATAACCAACGTCAACCAATTTGAATGGAAAGGTTGTGGAAACGTATTGCCCCCAGCCAATGCAACAAACGTAGGACAGCGGTTTATGCTAATCACTGATGACCCGGTCAGCTTACTCCCCACAGATATTTCATATCATGTTTGCAAACTAACGGCAGGCGCATATGCCTGGTCTGTACTTTAAGGAGATAAAACAATGGCACTACAGTTGAAAACAAAACACAGCACCATCGCAAAGTTGTTCGGCCTATTCAGGACACCTAAAACGAATATGCTGGACGCGTATATCCGTGTTGAGCGCGTGGAAGGAACCAAACATCTTGTGCACGCGACGGTCAGCTTAGAGGATGTAAAGGCGGGCTATGAGAGTAGCACCTTCATTGAATTCAGTCCTGACATGAACGGAGCCAACTTTATCACGCAGGCCTACGCCCATCTTAAAACGCTGCCGGAATATAAAGGGGCAGTGGACGTTTAATGAGCATTGTAATTGCCGCTCAGGCATGGCTAGGCACGCCGTATCACCACCAGGCGCGTTTCGCGCGGGGTAAGGGCAGCGCGACCTAATGGCTGAAATAGTGTCACAAGTCATGCTCGGAGCGCTGGCATTTTTGGGCGGTGCTTTTGTGATTCTACTCGGCCATGGCCGCGAGCTGATGCTGTATCTAATTATTTTTATCGCGCTGGCTTATAAAGCCTGGCGCGGCGGAGGAGATCAATCATGACAGACGCGACGGATCGCAAGCTGGAAGCATTCATGATTCAAATGAAAGAAATAGCCGACTCAAAATCGGCACCCGTATCGTTTCAAAAGCGCCCCGATTGGCAGTTATGGATTAGTGTCATCGTCGTTATTTTTTACAGCGGAGCCATCTGGATGAATATCCAATCGAGCAATGCGACCATCGAAAAAATCATGCAACAGCACAAGGACGACATGGCCAAGGCAATGAGCAACATCAACAGTGTTGAAGATGGCCTGATTGCACACATCCAAGATGAAAATACTCGTTTACTTGAGCACGAAAAAGAAAAAAGACAGAACTTGGAAAAGCAATTAAGGAGTAAGACATGAAAGGATATGACCATTTTCCAGCTACCGAATTACGCTGTCCTTGTGGACAGTGTGACGGTGGTAGAATGAACGAGGAATTTATGCAGAAGCTTGTATTCATTCGTGAACTTACGGGCATTCCTATGGCGCTTAACAGTGGTTATCGCTGCCCTGCACACAACGCAGCTATGAGTCACACTGGCACTACCGGCCCGCACACTACTGGACGTGCAGTTGATGTGCGTATAAGTCGTAAAGATGCCTACAAGGTGTTGAAGATTGCTATGCAGGCAGGTATGACCGGCGTTGGCATTCAGCAGAAAGGTGAAGGGCGCTTCATTCACTTTGATGATCTACTTGGCGAAGATTGGCCAACGCGCCCTTGGGTCTGGAGTTACTGATATGGAACTTATAGGACTGATAATAGGTTTCATTGTAGTTGTTATAGTTGCTAAATATTTCGGTGGAGATAATAGGAGTTAAGCATGGCATTCGACCCATTAACAGGCATCCTAAATATAGGCGGTAAGCTAATTGATAAGCTTATCCCTGACCCAGAGGCTAAAGCCAAGGCTAAGCTAGACCTCGCTGTATTAGCGCAGGACGGTGAACTCAAGGAATTAGAAACCCGCATGAGCGCAATCCTTGCAGAGGCTAATTCATCTGACCCTTGGACTAGCAGAGCAAGACCTAGCTTCTTGTATGTTATTTACCTAATGATACTCGCAGCTATCCCTATGGGCTTCTTAGCTGCCTATAGCCCTGATACAGCATTAACTGTCACAAAAGGCATGAAAGCTTGGCTAGCGGCTATCCCTGAGTCTATGTGGGGATTGTTTGGGGCTGGTTATCTTGGATACACAGGAGCGAGAGAGTTTGGCAAGCACAGTAAGAATAAGCACGGGGGTAATTGATGTCATTACTCGCGCTACTCTCAGCCAACAAAGGTCACACGGCAGCTTACGCAATCATTATAGCTATGGGTGTTGCTGGTTATACGAATCTGCTTCTGGAACTTGGTCAGCTTCGCGCTACAGATCAATACCAGACTAACATCATCACTCAGCTTACAGACCAGTTGGGAGATTGTTCTGTGAAGACTAGCTTTCCTTCTGTAATTCATTAGCTATAGCGTCAATGCAGTCTTGCCCAGATTGCCTCATATATTCTATCTGATATTCATCCACTATATTCTCACAAAGAAACTGTGCTGACATGAGTCCCGAAGCCATACCGGATTCATAAGCACAGACAGTCATCATATTCACATGCTCTTTACTGTCAGTAGCTTCGGCGAGTATGGCTCGGGCAAAGTGAATCATTATATCATCGCTAAACGAATACTTGTCATCCTCTGTATGCCGGTATGTTCGGCAAATACGATGAGCTTTCTCTAATATCTTTTCGTCGCTAACTTGTCTCATTTCCAGTGAATACTCCTTGCTATCTTTGCAGCGTTTTTCCAAGCACACAGAGTTTTCCAACACCCAAATACCACACGGCTTCTCAGGCGACTTCGGACACGGTGCATGTGTGATGTCTTAAAGCGCTTAACTTGTCTCATAGCCCTTCATCCTAAATGCTTCATCCAGTCATACCAACGTAGGTTTTAGGCTTATCCTCCTTGCGGCGATACTTTTTCACCGCTATCCAATTAGGTCTGACTTCACAGTCGCACCATGCACCACGAGAATCTCGGTGCTCCCATAATTTCCAAGGCTCGTCTGTAGTCTTAGCATCTTCTGCATACTGCTTCTTGAGTTCTTCGTGAGGCCTCCAAAGTTTCCAGTAACTGGGGTTTGTATGCTCACGATAAAACGACGATTCCACACCAACATTCACCGACTCATCGGTTGGCACTACCACTGTGCCAGTTCGTAGCCTCGTAAACTTCACTACCAGACCAATGTCTAGCAGTGACTCCATATAAATAGGATACTCAAACTCTTTCACATACCCTTCACGCTCAGCAATCTCATTGAATTGTTCTGCTGTTATTTCAATGTCGTTTAGTTTAATCATCTTTACTCTCCCACCATCGACCTTGCTTGCCGCAAGTGTTTTTAAGCACTGCAATCAACGGATGGTCTAATCTTAGTTTAGAAGCGTTACGCTTAGTCGATATTATCTCCACCTTGTTTATCGATGATACGCACCTAATTAAGTTCCCCTCTGCTAGGCAGGCTCCGCCCTCATAATGATTACATTCACGACATATCTTCATCTTTATTCTCCAGTTCTTTTATATCATCAAGGGCATGCCTACGATTGTACTTAGCTATAAACCTTTTACTTTTCTGCTTAGAAAGGAGGGGACGACAGCACGGACAGTCAAGCCCACCGTGCCCTTTGTGTTTATTAGATTTTGACTCAATCATAGCAGTTCTCCTTTTAAACACTTAAGGCTGGCAACCACCGTGTATCACCTATGCTACCAACCCTTATCTGCGCCGTAGCTTTAAGGTTGGACGGTCAACTATGAGCAGACTAGCTTGGTTGCCATGCGTAAATGTACTGGTTCATACACAGAGCCAGCGTGTGTCTTATGTATGTTAACGACATCAATGTCGTCGACATGATATAAACCCGCTAGTTCATCTAGGCGCTACCTAGCAACCTGTTGTGTCTAACTTTTTTCCGTAACTTATTGATAAGATTGACGCAGAAACCCCTTGTCGGTTAGACAATAAGGGCGTTAAGTGATTGTTAATAAAGGATAGTGGATCACACTGGGGGTGTAGTGGTCGGAGGTTCAAATCCTCTCGTCCCGACCATTTTCTCTTTATATAACAACATATTACAGGATAGTTAGATTGCACACTAAATAGGCATTGTCTAACTATTTCGATATTGTCTAACTTTCTTATCATGTTTCTCATTTTGTAGGCTCAACCTCCCACGGTTTGATCTCGTAAAAACGCTTCGTTACCTTGTCGCTGGAATGACCTAAAAGCTTGGTGGCATTTCCCTTGGTGTCGCATGCTGCCTTTGTGCGTAAATCACGGAACTGAAAGCGGTCAATGCCTGCGTCTGCAGCCTTTCTGCATAAGCGCTGCCAGGCTGACTTGAAGCCGCTGGCCGTGTATCGCTGGCCGTGCCGGTTGGCGATGATGTGCCTGCTGTTGTTGCCTGCTTTCCTTGCCAATGCCACCGCGTCGATCAAGGCATTGCTCCACTTAAATATCATTTTTCTTCCTGTTTTGCTTGTTTGGTGGTGGATTCCATCTTCTTTAATGTTTTCGTCTGTCAGGCTTAGTATATCACCAAGGCGCAAGCCTGTTAAGAAGGCAATGTCCATTGCTGCCTGCACAATCGGGGTCGCTAATGTTCTAACCTGTTTGTATTCCTCATCGGTGACGTATCTATCGCGTGCGTTTGAGCCGTTCTTTTTAACACCGATACATGGGTTCTTATCAACCACGCCATTCATCATCAGGTAGTTCATGATGCTGGAGATAAGTGCTTTTTCTCGATCTGCTCCAGCCTTCGTTTTTTTGCTTCTAGCTTGATGATATTGGTATATGTGACTTGGCCTAATTTCATGCGGCATCATTTTTCCAAACGATTTAATCAAATTCTGCACAATTAGAAGTTCCAGCTTTTGCGTTGTCGCCGCTTTGGTTGGTGTAATTTCCTTAATGTACTTTTCAATATGCGCGTGCATGTTCGCGCCACCAATGGTTTTTATCTCCGCAAGGGCGCGATACATATCACTTTCAGTCTTGCCTAACCTGATCCACTTGCGTTCAAGATTAACGTAATAATATGCGTTATGCTTAAAGTACACGCGGGGCGGCAATTTACGCTTTGTCATTCATCCAATCCGTAGAGAAATTATCATCGTTCACTTCCTTTCCTTTCAGTCCAAGGGCTGCATTCAGAGCCTCGGACGTAGTGAAAGGCCAGCCGTCACGATCCACAAAGAAGCGCACACGTTCCATCGTAAGCTTTGTTTTCAGCTTATCACGATAGCGAATCTTGAAATGATCTTTTAGTTGTTCGGCTGATACAAGCATATCAAAAGGGAAAATCGTCATCGACTGGGACATTACCCTGCGCTGGCTGCCCGGCAAAAGGATCGTTCTGCTGCCCACCCTGCGCTGGAAAGCTTTGGCTCTGCTGCGCTGGCTGCTGTTGGCGCTGGTTGTTCTGGCCTTGGTTGTCCTGCTTGCCGCCGAGCATCTTCATTTCACGGGCGCGGATTTCAGTCGTGTATTGATCCTGGCCATCTTTGTTCTGCCATTTCCGCGTTTCGATCTGGCCTTCGATGTAGCACTTTGCGCCTTTGGTTAAATACTGATTCGCTATTTCACCCAAGCGGCCCCATAACACCACACGATGCCATTCGGTTTTTTCTACTTGCTCACCGGCTTTGTTCTTAAATTTCTCGGTAGTGGCAAGGCGCAGATTGCAGACGCACGTTCCATCTTGCGTGAAACGCGTCTCTGGATCAGCACCTAAATTTCCGATCAACATGACTTTATTTAGCATTATTTATTCTCCTTTTTTGTTTTTGTTATGTGCTTCCGGCATAGGCATCCAGTGAGTTATCATGATGCCATGATTTTCACCTAAATCACTCCCATCATCATCCTCTACGAAATCGAAATCACTCCACCGCCATCCTTTTCCTTTTGTATATGAAACTGCTCCAACGGCTCCACAGTAATGCAGCCCAAGACCTGCCCAATAATCCTTGCCTGTACAGCGGAGGTGCAGCGTTGGCGGCTCATCCCTGACACTGTGCCAACGCAGGTCATCTATGTTTGCTGGTTTCATGGTTTGTCCTCTTTAAATTTTTTATTCCACTCAAAATTATTGCCGCACTTTTTGGGCAGGTAGCGGCGCACCTGTTCCGGCCAGAGGGGTAGGGATTGGCCGGAAAGCTGGTATGGCGACTACCCGGCTCGTGGTGATCCGTAGTCGATATTGCGACTCGCACAGTATTGGCCATTACTCCATGCAAGACGTGCAATGCGATGTGCGAAAGTTTCCATATCTTCATTGTCGTATGGAGTAAATCCGCTGCCTTCAATATCCCACCATTTATCAAAATCGCTTTTAGGCTTCATGTCGGCGACATTGGTGTCGTTAACATGACTTGAAGCCGTGGATATTTTCTTAGGCTCCGTTTTTTTAGTTTCTACTGATATTTGTTCAGCATCATGCTCAACGTCTGCCGTGCGCTCTCTTAACTCACGCTCTGCCCGTTCATTTCTGGCAATGACTGCTGCTTTGGCTTCGGCTTGTTCGCGTGCTTTGGCTTCGGCCTTGGCCTGTTCTTCCTTGCGGATCTTCTCGCGTTCGGCTTCCATGCGTTTTGCTTCGGCTTCTTGGTGTTCAGCAATGCGAATTTTCACCACTGCAACGAAATCATCATGCGGCTTGGTGATGATGTGCTGAATATCAGCGAACAGGAAAGCATAACTATCGTCGGTCAGTTCAAGCCATGCTTTCACGTTCGCATCAATAGCATCAGCCACTTCATTGGCTTCAATCTTCACCCGTGCAAGTTCGGTGTTCAGTGCATTGCGCAGTGATTCGATGGTGCGCTTGTTTTTGATAACGCCAGTGAAATCTTCCTTAATATTCGGCATACACACAGCGCCATGCAAGCGCTCATCAAGGCTGTCTAAGTGCCTTCTGAACACATTACGCGCACCCATTATCATGCCTCCTTTGATACTCTGCTTGCGCGATTTCACCAGTTTATCCAAGGCAAGACGCTTGGTTCGCATTTCAGCTTTCAGGTCGTCGATGGTGGTGAATAGAGCATCAATATCTGCTGTTTGAGATAGTGCCGCTTTCTTGACTGCATCAAGTTCCTTTTCTGTTTTGGAGCAGAATTTCACCAGAGCATCAGCATTGGCAAAGTCCTCATCGGTTTCAAGTTCGGTATTGATCGAGCGGATAAACTGCAATGCTGTTGCTTTGTAACTGTCCAGATTCGACTTGGTGACACCGCCTTCAATCTGCACATTCAATGCGGGTAGGCTTTCGACTTGTTCGGCGATTGGCTCGATGGTTACTTCCGGCGCTTCGTATGATTCAAGATCGGCTGCAAACTGTCGCCAGTGCTTTACAATATCAGAAGCAAGAGAATCATCGTATTTATACCAAAGCTGAACCATGTTTTCTTTTGTTCCATCGCTTGCAACAAACAAGCATTTCTTTAATCCACCAACCAGCATTTGCTGGGTCATCTGTACCTTGTATTGCATATCAAGATCATCAATGGATGTGATTGCTGCAAGTTTGGTATTGATAAGCTTATGCTCAAAGCAGAATGTCTCGAACATATCGACACCATCGAATGATGCCGAAAGAGGCAGCCCATCAAAATCAAGCGTAGCAGTTACAGGAAATAGCTCCTCACCTTCATGTCCTTCGATAATCTTTCTGGCGAGAGCTTCCGTCTTGTGGCCATCATCGAAGCGCGCCTGTGTTGCGCTATCAACTTCCTCGGCGACTCCGGTTTTGCGCTCTCGAAGCAGATCATCGCGTGTTTTATAGCTTGATAGCCCCATCATCACGGGCGCATCTGATGCCCCGAAATGCTTGGCGCGGAAGTCTAGCCATTCTTTACTACCTTGAATTAGTCCTTTGACGATGTTCATGCTACCACCTCTGCTTCTGTAATGCTTTCAGCCTTGATGCTGTTTAATGTTTCGCATTGATCCGGTGTTAGTTCTGCTTTCGTTGAGAGGAACGCTATCAATTCACTGGCTGTTTTCTGGCCGCTTTGAATCATCTTTGTGTATGTTGGCAGATTCTTGTTGAAGATTGCGTCATCCATGTATTCAGGCTCTTGTGGGGTGGCGACCGTCTGCACTGCACCAACCGATGCCATGCGATCCGCTTCGTCTGGGTCAGCAATGCCAGAGAAGCCAAATGCATAACGTGCTGCCTGGATGGTTGCCTTGTGTCGCAACATGCGTGCCGGCCACTTCTTCCATGGTTCTGATGTACCCTTACATTCGCTCATATATTCAGTAACTTCGGTGGGGTGAGTGCGATCTTTTCGGAAGATCCGACAAGTTACAGATTCAAGTGATCCGTTTCCGTTATTGTCGGAAAACTCCATACCATCGAATTGAGGATGTGAGTTAATGATATTCAGCCAGCCGTCGATTGAGACAATCGGTTGAATACCTCCCCGAGCAGGGAACGCATAAATTTCCTTGGTGATGGGGTTAAGTTTATATTCGTTTGCCACCAACAAGAATGCCGCAAACTGCTCATTTGTTACATTCGCTGGCATGACTGTCTTTTTAACAGTTGATTCAAATGCCGCTGGTTCCATGTTGAACCGACTTGCCATTGCCACCAATACTGATTTACGTTCCATTGTTGCTACTTGATTACTCATCCCACACCTCCAATATCATCATCCCACGGGTCAAAATCCGCGTCGTTTTTTCTGTCCAGATAGCCGATCACCAGCAGGGAACCAACAACGAACACCACCAAAACAAATACCCAAAACACCAGTTCCATTATGCTACTTCCTTTAATTCATATTCAGCGATAGTTGAAACACCACCGCGCTTTGTTGGCACTTGACGCTTGATAGTTTCGACAATGAAACCACGCTCGCGTAAATCCCATATTCTCGCACCGCAACGCTGGATGCCGTATTTCCGCCACATTGATTCAGCCGTAATGTTTCCGCGCTTCAATTCTTTCAGTATCAGTTCACAATCACTCATTTCACCCGCTCCACTGCGACCATCTGTCCGCTTTTCAGTGTCATATATCCATAGGTGGTGTGGCGGTGATTAAAGCGGCGCAGAAAGGCTCTGATGTGGTTCATGCCGCTTTCCTCTGCTCTGACATTGCCTTGGAGATTCCGGCGGCGACTGGATGCATGTGGCGCTTGCCTGATCCGCCGCAGATTGAGCAATACATGCCATTGTCGTTGCATGTTGGGCATTCGTTGTTTTCCGCTACCTGTTCATTATACAGGTCTTGTGCCCCTTCAAGCATAAGCTCAAACTCATTCCAAAAGTGCAAAGGCCGTTGTTCAGCCGGTATGTCATCATTTTTTTTAAGACTCAAGTAAGCTGCGATCAGTTCAGAAATCGTGCCTTCTGACTCATCCATGCATTCGATGACTTCATTGTGTTCTGTATTTGCTGCCCATTGTTCTGCATTCATATCCCCACCTCCAATTCCCATCAGCTGCTTATCCAATCCATGCTATCGCTTAGGATTCCTCTGCGTTGTGCTGATGTGCGAAGTATAAACAAGCTGTTTGCATAAGTCAAACAGAAAGTTTGTATTTATTTTAAAGAGGGAGATTCCTCACGGTGGCTAGCTGGTCGTGATGTGTGATAGGG